ACAAACGCCGTCAGGAAATGCAAGCAAGTTTTTTTTCGTTATACATAATTCGTTCAGGTATTTATCACCCATCACAAAATAGCTCTTGTCGCCTTAGTGAGGAAGAAATAAAAAGACGAACTATCCTTCACGGAGTTGAGGGCGGCAAATACACACAACAAGTAACCACAGGTCTATATTTAGAATAACCTTTTAAACACTATTTAAACAATGGATAAACAAGAATTATTAAGTTATCTGAAAAAGGCGCAAACACACCTCTCAGAGATTGAGATACTCACAGAGTATCATAATAAAATAATGAAAAAACTCTATTTACAAATTCCTCCTGAACTTAGTGAGGATAAAGAAATAGGTGATTTACTCAAAGAATTGGACAATCGCAATGAAGAGGTTGCCATAAGTTGGTCAATGTATTTATTTAAAGGATAAAAATGAAAATCTACATATCAGGAAAGATTAGTGGTACAAACCTCACCGAAACCCGCGCACGTTTCGCAGCCGTAGCCAAAGCGGCGAAAAGATTAGGCTATGAGCCCGTAAACCCCTTAGAAAACGGACTTACCGAGCACGATAGCTGGGAAGCGCATATGCTTAAAGATATTGCCGACCTGCTACAATGCAAGGCTATCTATATGCTACAAGGATGGCAAGAAAGCAAGGGCGCACGTATCGAGTATTGCATCGCTACTGAATTAGAGCTGCATATAATGTACGAGGTAGAGCAGCCTATAGAGTATGATACAGAATAATCACCAAGGCAAAGGGTATAACACTACCTTTTGCCTTTTTTGTACGAGCCACAAGCAATTTTTTTGCAAAAAAAACTTCTAAACTTGTCCCTTGAGGAATGGGGGTGAAAAAGTGTTGTGAGGTGTTGTGCTGTAAGGGTTTGCGTGGTGTAGGTTCGATGTTGGTTCGATATTGGTTCGATATTGGCTGTAGTGAAGTAGGGGGATTCTGTGGGTAAGGGTAAGGGGTGAAAAGGTGAGGTTTCAGGGTGTAAGTGTTTGAATGTTCGTTAGTTATCAATTTTTAATTTTTAGCTATAAAAGTCCTTTCACAACACCCCAAAACACCCTACTTTTGTGGCAAATTAGCTAATTTGCTAATTTTCAAATTTGCTAATTTATATCCAATGGAACTCTGCAACCTCCCCGAATCCTTCACCCGTCAAATATCGCACGTGCTCTTGTTTGAAGCCGCTTCTTTTAGCTTCAATCAGAATATGCGCGCTCTTACCCCCAATGAAAATAGCTATCTGTTGCGTATCGACCTGCATAACCCCTCGCCTTATAACCGCAAGGTGAGTATCAAGCAGCAAAACCACAACGATTATTTCGATATACAAGTCTCTTTGCCCATCTACGATTTGTCTAAGGACACCCGCCAAAAGCTCATCGGCTTTCACAAGCAACGCCGTTACGTGGTCGCCCTGGTATCGGAGCAGGAAATGCTGGTAGTAGGCAACGCCCGCGAGCCTTTCAGCTTTACTATCGACGATAACATAGCCGATAATGGCAAGGGCACCGATAGCTATATAGTAACCATTACAGGGCAAACCATCATCTTCCCTAATATCAGTAAGATAACCGAAAAATTCCGTGTCCTTTTCTTTGCGCCGCCTTTGCAATAACTTTGCACCATTAATTATTTGCCGATTAGCAAATTGGCAAATTAGCAAATTGACAAATTATTATGCTATTCTCTATCAATTATAATTACCTTGCTGAAAAACTCCCCGAACTCCTCTTAGCCTATCGCAAGGGGAGTTTCGAGAGTTCGCATTGGTATGAAGAGGAGTACCTCTATAATTCTCAGCAACGCAACGCCTCTTTGCAACAAGGGCGCGACAGCTTTCCTGTAGTGGTAGAACTCAAGCAGCCCATCGTCAAATACACCTCTTACGGATATATCGGTACTCAATATATAATTTCTCTGTTAGAAGCTCTGGAATCGCACCAAGCCGTTACCGCTATCGTGCTCGACATCGATAGCGGGGGCGGAATGGTTGCAGGCACTGAGGAGCTTGCCAGCGTTATTCGCAGCTTGCGCAAACCTACCGTAGCCTATACGGGTGGCTGTATGTGCAGTGCCGCTTATTGGATTGCTAGTGCTTGCGACAAGGTAGTTGCTGCCCCTTTTGCCGATGCCATTGGCAGTATAGGCACGATATGGAGTTTTCAAGATTTTGCGCCCCTTTTAGAAAAGTACGGCGTGAAAGTGTACGAACTCTATGCCCCCGAAAGCAGTGAGAAAAATAAGGCTTGGCGCGACCTTAAAGAAGGTAACGACAAAACCATATTGCAAAACCTTTCAGAATACAACGCTCGTTTTATAAAATGCGTAAAATCCTACCGTCCCGATGCTAACGAAGAAGTATTCAAAGGCAATACTTATAATGCTAAAAAAGCCAAAGCAATGGGACTGATAGACGAAATAATGACACTTAACGACATAATTAGTCAATTAGTAAATTAGGAAATTAGCAAATTAGAAAATTAGAAAATTGACAAATTTAATTAGTATGAAACACGCAAGAATCGCCGCTATATTGGCACTCGCCAGTATCGACCTAAAGAGTCCCTTATTTGGGAATGAAAAATTTGTGGAGCTCAAAGAATCGCAGCTCGACAAGATTGAAGCCGCCTTGGTAGCTGCCGAAGCCGCTGCCAACAACACTGCCCTCGAGCAGCTTATGGCAGAGCTGAAAGCCAATAACGAAAAGCTATCGGCTGAAAAAGCTGCCCTTATTGCCGAAAAAGAAGCCCTCGCAACGCAAGTAACTACCCTTACTGCCGAAACCGAGCGTCTCAAAACCGAACTCAACAATCGCCCTGCGCACTCATTGCCAGCCAATGACGGCAAAGAAGATGAAGCAAAAGGAGAGTTCGATGGCATTGTAGATATGAACGATGCACACAATCAATTAGCAAATTAGCAAATTAGAAAAATGGGAAATACAATTAAAGCTACTGAAATTGCAAAAGAGCTCGTACGCTACGGCAACGCCCGTCCTATCGAACTCGAAGCAGCGATACTCTCTAAAGAAATCCTGCTAAACCGCTACGCCAAACCACTGGGCAAAGTAAAAGGCGAATGGCATATACCTGCTGTATTTATCAGCAATGTAGTGCAAGCCTTTTCCGACAAGTGGACGGGCGCTGGCGAAGTGTCTTTCAAAAAGAAACTTTTGAAAAACTTCCGTCAGAAAATCAACTTCCCTATCAACCCCAACGACATCGTTGGCAGTTGGGAAGAAGCTATGTACGAAGAGGACAAAAAACCCAATGAAATGCCCATCAGCAAGTTCATTATGGGGCTTATCATCAAAAAAGTAATTTCCGACCTCGACCTCATTAGTATTACAGGCAAGTACGATGCCACCCAAGTAGGCAGCACTACCCCCGATTATACCAAAACAATGGACGGACTTAACGAAGTGGTAAACCACGCCGTTGCCGATACCGACAATCCTGTTTTCCACATTCCTGTAGATGCCAGTGTAACAAGTATTGTCGACCGCGTTACTAAGTTTGAAAAAGGCTTGCCAGGGGGCGTGAAGGTAACTACCCTTTTCATCGCTCTTGAAGAGTTCAACGACTATGTAGAGCAACGCGAAACACCTGCCAACCAATACATCGACTTCAACGATCCGCAACGTGGCAAAACCAAATATGGACGCGACTTGGTAGGTGTACCAGGACTGAAACCAGGGCGTATCATCGCGTGGGTAGACGGTAACCTCTTCCGCCTATATGACCGCGTAGATAATCCTGCACGTATCAACGATGTACAGGTACAAGATTACCTTGTAAAAATATTCTCTGAATGGCACTTGGGCTACGACTTTGCCGTAAACCAATACCTATTCGTAGAAACCAAAGACGCACTCAAAAAACGAGGATTGAACAACGCCGACCAAAACAAGTTGTTCTACCCTAACCTCGTATTAGCAAATTAGCAAATTAGCAAATTAAGATTATGGAAAAAGAAGAAGAAAAAAATACACCTGCTGTAGGGGCGAATGACAATTCGCCCTCGAATGGCAATTCGCCTGAAATTAACAACGCCTCTACCGAAAGCAACGGCACTTTTGTTTTTCGTGGCAAGCATTACCGCTTTGCCGACGATGCCCCAAAGATGATACTATTTGCTGGCGAAGCCCTTACTCATCAGGATATTATCTCTGATGAAGAAGTGCTTCTCCAACTCATCGGCGGACAATCACCGTTAATTAGCAAATTAGCAGATTAGTAAATTAACAAATTAAGATTATGGCAAAAAATTGTTTTGATAACGTACCCCACGAAAGCCTCGATGCTTGTCCTAACGACGAAGTAAGCGGAGGCATCAGCACGCGCATTTTGTACGCCCCCAAGGCGTTCGTAGATAAGTGCGTATTGCCCGCCAATACAGGCGAACTCGGCAAAGCCAACACTATCGAAGACGGGAACCTTACCCTTATCGCTACCAAGAATTTCAAAGGTATCGATGCACAGATAGACGAGGGAGAACTCAAAATCACACTCGTAGGCAATGCTGGCAACAAAAAAGCGAAAACCGAGTTGGAGTTCAAAATACCTCGCTTTAGCGATGTAACCCTCGATTTCATCAGCCGTTATAAGAACGTACCGATGATATTCGTAGTACCCGATGCCCAAGGCACCCTGTGGGTCATAGGCACCAAAATCAACCCTGCTTATATGGATACTGCCGAAGCTACTACCGGCAAAAAAGCCGAAGACGACAGCGGTATTACCCTGAAAATCGTCACAAATTCAAAACCGTACAAGTATGCAGGAACCATCGCCGAATCATAAGTACTTTAAGTCGCTCCTTCCTGAAGGTACCGCCTACTATACCCTACCCAAAGAGTTGGGGGGCGGACTTCAGGTAGTCGATTTAAGCCGTATCCCTTACAATATCAGGAGCCTATACCTCGCGGGCTTTCCTTACTATGCCTTGCAAGAAGAAGCAGCCGAGCTACTACAAGCCCTCAGCACCGAAACCCTGCAACAGCTCATCGAGAAAAAGAAAAAGCAATACCCCCCCGATGTACCTATCTTAGAGCGCGCCTTGGCACTGAAAAAAAGTCGTTAATGATTAATTACCGAGAACAATACAAACATTTGCTCACAGAGTACGAACGCCTTGGAGGCAACCTTCAGGGCGTTCCTCGCTTTTATTCCTTAGAGAACGAAGCAAAGCTACGGAGGGAAATTAGCAAATTAGCCAATAAGCAAATTAGCAAATTAGAAAATGAGCCAATTAGCAAATTAGAAAATGAGCCAATTAGCAAATTAGAAAATAAGCAAATTAGTAAATTAGAAAATGAGCCAAATCGGCTTATCTCCGATTATCCCCAAACGCTACACCCCGTATACCTCGCCAAGAAAAACCACTGGCTACAAGCCTGCTCGCTCAAGCTAAGCCTCAATGCCCTGCCAGCCCACCAGGAAAGCCAAGCCCGCGCCCTACAGCAACAGCTATGGCACTTATTCCAGGAAATGGACGCCTGCGATACCGTGCTCGACTATTGGAGTAAGCACAAGCGCATATTATCCTCGCCCGCCCCCACTCAAGAAGAAGCGTTAGATAAGCTGAACCCTACACAACTGGTACAACGCCTGCACACCCTGCGCAGCAATATCGTATCACGTGAAAAAAGCCTTAAAAAGTGGAGACTACAAGCCGAAAGCCAAGAGGAAGAAAAAAGAGAAAACTACACGCTAATAGAAAAAATATTCAGAAAAACCGAAGAATTAAAGCAACTGAAGCTGTTAGTAAAAACAATTGAAAAAAAGATAGAAAAAAGTTGCTGAAATATTTGCATAATGATATTAATTTTCATATCTTTGCACCGTTAATTTAAGTAAGATAAAAAATGAAGTATTCAGAACTGCACAAAAAGCTAAAAGAAGCGGGGTGCTATATCATACGGCAAGGAGGTAATCACCCTATTTGGTATAGCCCGCTAACAGAAAAAGAATTTGCAACAAGCAGGCACGAAAGTCAAGAAGTGAAAACGGGCACACTGAACAACATCTTAAAAACGGCAGGGCTTAAAAAATAAGCCTTGCCACTATCAAACTAAAAACATTCTATATGAGAGAGCAGTACAAAAAAACAACAAAAGTAAAAGCCATTATCGAGCGAGGTGATGATGGTTCGTATGGTGTTTATTTAGAGAACGACGAGTTGAGCTTTGGATTAATGGGCGAAGGGAATACTGTAGCCGAAGCCATAGACGATTTTCTAACAGCACGCGACGAGATGAAAGCCTACTACGAAGAAGTAGGTAAAGAGTTTCCTGAATTAGAATTTGTATACAAATATGATACAGCTTCATTTTTGGAGTATTACAGCAAAATTATTTCATTGGCGGGTTTAGAACGCCTTACAGGAGTAAATCAAGGACAATTAAGCCATTATCTTACTGGTAGGCGCAAACCAAGCGCAAAAACTACTGAAAAGATACAGCTTCACTTACACGAATTTGGAAAAGAATTACAACATTTAGAATTTGCTTAAATCAACTTTTAGATTCTGAATATTTAGATGCAGTCGTAATGATTACGTTTTTTTCTAATTACACGAATTTAGAAAAGAATTAGAACATTTAGAATTTGCTTAAATTAACATCTAAATTCTGAATACTTAGGCGCAGTCGTGATGATTGCGCTTTTTTATTGAAAAAAAAACTTCGGAACTTGTCCCTTAAAATTTAGGTAACACAGTACAGCCCTAAGCTAATACCCTAATAGATAATTATTCATTACAGAGGCTACTGTCCTTTAAACAGCGGTAAATCACCACTATCTTTGCGCCATTATTAACCAAGAGAATTAGCAAATTTGCTAATTTTCAAATTAACAAATTTATATTATGGCAAAATCAAAAGAAAATCTTTACCTCTACGGGCTTTCAGGCTCCGTAGGCAAACAAATGGTGTTCCGCAACACCGCACGCGGTACTATCCTCGCTAAAAGTCCGCGCCACACAGGCAAGCGCACCGAACACCAAAAAGAGCAAGGCAAAAAATTCCTGAAAGCAGTAGCCTATGCCAAGCAAGCCCTTGCCGACAGCTCCTTAGCACCCCACTACAAGCAGCTGGCAGCCACCTCGCCCAACAAGCTATCGGCTTACAATATTGCCGTAGCCGACTATCTTCGCCCCCCAGTTATCGAAACTATCGACACCACTAACTACAATGGCGATACTGCCGACCAGAAAATCACAATCACCATTACCGATAATGTAAAGGTAACTGCCGTGAAAGTGCGTATTGAAAGCAGCGACAAATCTGAAATAGAACAAGGCAACGCCACCCTACACGAAGGCAAATGGCAGTATATTACCACCGCTATCAATGCTTCAATTACCGGCGACAAAGTAATCGTAACGGCTACCGACCGCCCCGGCAATAGCACCACCAAAGAAGTCGTGTTATAATATTTAACCATTAATTTTACCCCCGTAAATTTGCGGGGGTAATTTTTTTTTGTAATTTTGCAATGTGAAACAAAAAGAGTATAGATATGGAAACAATAGCTAACAACACAAAATATCCTTCAGCTGTAATTGCTAATTGGTTTTTAGAAAAAGAGCCAGCAATGAAAAACGATATAATGAAAGTGCTAAAACTGGTCTATATCGCTCACGGGTTTCATTTAGCTTTCAAAGATACTGCTCTTATTCAAGAGAATGTACAAGCGTGGCAATATGGTCCTGTTATTCCTGAATTGTATTTTAGGCTCAAAACAAAAACCTTAGGAATTACCTCTGATTACATAAAGGATTCTGAAAAATTTGAAGAAGATGAGCATATTAAAAGCCTTTTGGAGGCTGTTTACAGAAAATATGGTAAATATACAGGAGGAGAACTCTCTAAACTTACCCACAAACAAAATACTCCTTGGGATATAACCGTTACTCACTTTGAATCGTTGATAAAAGAAGATATTATCAAAGCACACTATAAAGAATTGTTAAAAAAAGCAAAGGCAACTAACAAGTAGAAGTAATGGCTATAAGTAATAATGATTTTTCAAATATTGATAGTGTAGACCCTGAATCAGAAAACAGTATTTCACCCTCGGCGGTAGAGATACTAACCCCTGATGAAAAACGCAATAACCGAGAAAAAAACCACGTACATTGGACAAAAATAGTATTTATTTGGGGGTTAGCCATTAGTGCCTTAGCTATTTTATTAGTAATTGTACTGCATTTATTAATCCCTACCTCTTGGCGATGGCTTTCTGTTGATGATGTAGCCTACCTAAAAGGGCTATTTCTTTCGGGTATGGGAGGGGCTTTTCTTACTAAATTTGGAAATAAACTTGCTGAATAAAACTTATATACTATATGGAAAAAGAATTATTTGAAAACATCGGAATTTCTACCGAATTAGAAACAGGATTAAATACTTTAGAATTAGATTTTGCTGAGTTTCAAGCTCTATTCAATACCACAGAAGAAAAAGCAATAGACTTAATTAAAAGAACTTTACAATTTTGTGGCAGTAATGGACTAAAAAAACCTTTTTATGCCTTTGTAGATTACAATGAGGGAAAGGAAAAATTAAATTCTATTACTCAAGAAGGTCTTTTTTTAGTTTGTTTAGCTAATGAACGAAATGAAAATTCAGTTCCAATAATGCAAAGTATTTATCGTGATATTATTATTTCTCACCTAAAATATTATATAGTTAAAAACTATAAGAAAAATAGAGGTGGAAATCATAATCCTAACCCTAACCTTACTGAAGAAGATATTTTAACTTTTAAATTACAAAAAATTTCTTCTGATTATATTGATCCGAATTTTGATATAGAAGATAAATCACATTTCTTCTATGGTAAAAAGGTAGTCATCACGGGTAATTTTGCTAAATTCCCAATACGCAACGAAATGGCTAAAATGCTATACGAGGTAGGAGCAGATGTAAATACTTCTATCTCCAAAAAAACAGATTACGTGATTGTGGGTGAAAATGCAGGTTGGAGTAAGTTAGAAAAAATTAAAGAATTTAATATTGAAACTATTGATGAGCAACGTTTTTCAGAACTTTTTAACCGCTAATCTATCCCCTCAAAAAAAAATATTCAAAAAAAACCTGCAAAAAACTTGCAGGTTATTTTTTTTTGCGTACCTTTGCAGCGTCAACATAAGAATTGGAGTAAAATCCAGCAAATCATCATTTTTTAACAATATAATCCGTGAGGGGGTGCACGTTCAGTAATGGCGTGCAAACAATCTGCATTCCAATGCTTGTGTTGACAGCCCCTACTCACGGATTTTTTATTTTTTGTATTATGTCAACACAAGAGATTTTAACCACAGAAGAGCGCGAACGCCAAAAGGCAGCGCGCCGTCGCTTCCGCGAAATCGTAAAACAACGCTGGGAGGAAGAAACGCTTAAAAACCTCTCCAAAAAAGCGTTCAAGAAAATCAAACCCACCGAAAACCCTCAGCCCGACCTTATGGTATTAGCCAAAGACGCGGGCGGCTCCTTACGCATACGTTTCAGCAAAGGCGTATGGTACTTGCACTTCACTTTCTTTGGCAAAAAGGTAGAGAGCGCAGCTCCATCCCTTACCGAAGCTATCAACGGCTTAATCATCAACAAACACCTAAACAAATAAAACTATGAAAGCAAGCAATAAAACTCCTCGCCCTTTAAGCCAAGAATTAGGCTTAAAACTATCAGATTGGACACACTCTGTTACCTGTTATTTCGATAATTGGAAAGATAAGCAAGAAGAGATTTTTGACATTATCCGTACCACCGAAGACCCTACCATTATCAATAGTGCCGATGAAAAAGACACTATACGCGATGTGCTTTCGTTTATGCTCTCCCTCTCATTCATCGTATTGCGCGAAAAGCAGCAAATAGACGAATTTTACGAAGATTACAACAACTCTTAACTCTTACCTAAAATGAATGATTACAAAGAAATCCTCAAAACATTACTTTTACGCTATTATTCTCCCCATCCTATAGGTATGGTTGAAAAGCAATACAAAACTACCTCGCAGGTGCTCGCTATGGCACAGGGCATCATCCCTACCGAACCCATAGACCAGCACGATATCTACGATGTACTTCAAGAATTAGGGTTCACCATCGAACTAGTACAAATCCCCGATGACATTCTTGTTTATTGTTGGTGTTTATACCGAAAAGCCTTACAGTAGCAAGGCTTTTTTTTGTCCTTTCACTTTTTTTATATACACCCTACCTTTGCATCATTAATGAGTCGTTAGTCTTTAGTCGTTAGCCGTTAGCAAGCGACACCATTCTAACGACTAAAGACTAACCCCTAAGAAAAATGGAACCTAAATACAAAGTCAATCCCCTAACGGGCGAGTTACAAGAATACGTTTTTGAGTACAACGGCATATTAGCCTTGCGCAATTTCACGGCAAAGGTGGAAGACGAGCGTCTTATCCTCCACGCTGCCGATGATGTAAATTTCTCTATCCTCGAAGCCTTAGTAAGCGAGGTAGAAATCAACGGCGTGGTATATGATAATCCCACCGCTGCCCAAGAAGCCCTTACCCGCCTTACCTTCAATCAAAACCGACCAGTGCTCCTGGACAAATCGTTAAAGGATCTTATCCTTAATGCAGTGCAAAAGATACCAGGGAAGCAACTCACCACAGAGGACTTTACTACCGAGCTCCGCACTAAGTTGGAAGGCTTGCAGCAGGTAGATACATCGGGCTTGCTGCCTAAAGGTACTTACACGGGTAATGCATCGAGTTTGAAGGCTGATATTGATAAAAAGGTAGATAAAGTAGCGGGGAAAGGGCTATCGTCTAATGATTACACTAATGAAGAAAAGCGGAAGAATGAGGAAAATGCGCTTAAACGTGTTGCCAATATTACGGTTACCGGCGATGTAAATAAGATTATCACTATAACATTTGCCGATAGCACAGTAATGCAAGCCCCTTTTAAGGATAACGACCATATACCTTTGGCGGATGTGAATATGAACTCGCTGAACTTCAATGTTAATACGGGTGTACTAACAGGAGTAAAGAGTGACGGCAATGCGATTACAGTAACCTTAGATGGGCGTTATTCATTGATATCTCACAACCACGATGAGCGGTATGCAGCTAAAACACATACCCATAGTGAGTACGCCTACCGCACACATAGGCATAATAAGGACGATATTGACGGACTACCCAATAACCTTGCTACTGCTGAGAGTGTTAAAACAGCAATTGAGGGGATACAAATTGGGGGAAGGAATTTACTTAGAAGGAGTAATACTATAATAAGTAATAACGAATATCTATTTGCTTCTTATCAGATAACAGAAGATATAAAACCTAAAGATGTATTAACCTTGAGCATAGATAGCACTTTGGCTGAAGGATGCAAAGTACAAATCTTTGCGAAAGATGACGATGGAAATTATGGTTTTCTAACAGAAGGTGTTAATACATTTGATAGTGTAAGAGGCTACACTATTCCTAAATGGACTTATGTTAATCTCTATATGATGGGGAACAACACAAAATCTAAAACAAATACTATTCGTAAAATTAAACTGGAAAGAGGAAATATTGCTACAATGTGGTCGCCTGCTCCAGAGGATTTAATAGATGATATTACAATAGGTTGTAGGAATTTAGCGTTAAATACTAAAAATTGGGGAGAAATTAATGTTAATAGAACTTCGCCTATAAATATCACTAGAGTTAATGATATATTTCCAAATTTACAAATAGGTGTAGTTTATAAGGTTAGTTTTGATGCTAAAACTACTACTAATGGTGAAGTCCCTATACACTTTGAGTTTCACGGAGGAGGTGCAGGATTACCTGATAATGGAAATGTTACTATATCTGGCATCACCTATAAAAGATATAGTGCCTATATAAGATGGAATGATAATAAGAATTTTTATGTTTGGTTACTAAAAGTAGGTAACAATGTTACTATTAAAAATATAAAAATATATATAGGTACACAAACAGAAGATTGGACTCCTGCTCCTGAAGATGCGATACCTGTACCAAGAGCTGGAGTTGCAATAGGTTCAAATTGGACTGCTGTAGTAGAACATCAGAACAACACAATCTTTGTAGAAAATTCTTTAAGCATAGAATTAAATCAGCTACAAAATATGGGAAGTCTATCTTTCATCAAAACCTTCGATGCTGGTGCAGTAACCTTTACTTGTGCAGGAAAAAACATAATATATCCTTTTGATAATACTTTTAATGGGAAAAAAGGCTCTACTGCTGTGGTTAGCATTCATAATAATGACTGCTATATTCGTATTAGTAACATTTAATTTAATTCAATATGAAAAGCATTTTAAAAAAATTACAAGGACAAGACAAATTAAAGCATAGCAAATGGGGTAATAGTATTTTCCTGCTTACATTCGTAGCCTCACTAATATTGCTCAATGTATGGCAGGCGTTGTTATGTGCTTTCTTGGTGTTATTATCTGCGGCTATCAGTAAAGAGTTATACGACAAGTATATTAAGCGTACCTTCATCGACTGGTACGATATAGTGGCAGCCTTTATCCCTTATCCAATTGTTAAACATATACAGAAGCTATGAATGCATTACAATTCTTTGATTGGGGGGCGATTTTCAAAGAGAAACGATTATCCTATAAAACTGTTTTGACAGGTGCATATACCAATGGGGTAACTCATAGGGATTTTGGCTCATTTCAAGGGCTTGCATTTACTGTTCGGTTAGATATAATACACAAGGATAATGAGATAATTTTTAAGTTCAAAACGAACACTGGTGAAGTGGGGGGTATAAATAAATTAATAGCATATACTCCTAATAAGTTAATTCTTGGTTTTAGTGCAGATGATGTGAATACTTATAACAAGTATGTACAAAATTTTTTAAATCAAGAATTTGATATATATGTAAATGGGGAACGTTGTAGTAATGTTTCTAAACAAAAATCTACTGAAGTAATTATAAGCTTCTCAGGAAGTAAAACTGTTAGTGCTAATGAGATTTTAGAAGTGAGAATACAATTTAAATAAATAACAATCAATGGAAAAAATTTTTGTAATTCTTTGGATACTACTTGGTATCTACATTCTTGTACTCCTTATGATATTCGCCGACCTTTGGAGTGGTGTGCGCAAGGCTAAACGTTTGGGTATTGCGCGTAACTCCTACGGCTATAGGCGTACCATTAGCAAAATGGCGCAGTATTACAACTTACTTATAGCTTGTACTATTGTGGATAGTATTTATGGAATGCTTTCTTGGTTTTTAGAAACCTATTACCAAACCTCATTATGGTTATTCCCTTTTATCACATTCTTTATGGCAATAGTAATATGCCTGATAGAAATCCAATCGATACGCGAAAAAGCCGAAGACAAAGTGCGTTTAGACCGAGCGGGACAAGTCGTTCAGCAAGTATTTATCAATCGTGAGAATTTAGAGGAAGTTGCTAAAACCATCTCTAATTATATGAATGAAAAAGCTGAACAGTCCGAAACATCTGAACAATCCAAAATCCCTCAAACCTCTAATAACGAACAACAATGACAAAGAAAGAATTTATACAAACTTATAAGCCGTTTGCTTTGGAAAGTGAACGCAAAACGGGCATTTCGCATCTCTTTACCCTGGCACAAGCAGCGTTAGAAAGTGCTTGGGGCGAGCGTGGTGTTGGTAATAACTTTTTCGGTATAAAAGTACCTAAAAAATTTGTCAGCAGCACACCCAATCAGAAAAAGCAATTGCTGCTAACTACGGAGGTGCTATCCTCCCCAACACCTAACCCTCAGCAGTTCCCAAAAATTATCAGCATCAGCAAACGCACTGATGGTAAATGGCTGTATCGTGTACAGGATTGGTTTAGGAAGTACGACACGCCTGAGGAGTGTTTTACCGACCACGCGCAATTTTTCTTTATCAACAAGCGGTATGCAAAGGCGTTGGAGGTGAAAGCAGACCCTTATAAGTTCGCTGAGGAAGTAGCAAAAGTGGGCTATGCCACCGCGCCTAATTACGCCACCATTTTGAAAGATGTCATCAAAACCATAGAAAATAACAGTTAATGAAACGCATTGCCTACATATTGTTTTTTATGTTTTTCATTTCGTGCCATACCAAGAAGACAGTTGCCGAAAAGGTAAGTACACAAACCTATGAGCTCGTTACAATGGGCACAGGGCTCTCGGCTGTGCAACAGTCGCTGCTTAGTTATCAGCTTAGCACTATTAGCCCCGATACGCCCTTAGAATACACTCACGAGGTAAAGGGCAGAATCGTGGAGCGTATCACCCTTAAAGGGGGCTCGCTTAGCGTTACTGTGCAAAATAGTGCTGCTACTTATCTTACAAAAACAGCCACCCTGCAAAAGTCCGTAGCTATTACTACCTCCAAGCATAAGCACGTACAGCGCAGCCCTATCAGTCCTTGGTGGCTACTGTTATTGCTATTGGCGGTGGCAATCATATTATGGCGCAAACTAACGTCTAAAACCTAATCCCTATGCAAGACTCTTTCGTTACCTCTCAATTCGTGTTAGACCTCTCGCGTATCGCTATCTCTTATCAGGAGGAAAATCCGCGTTTTAAAGACACCTTCTTCACTCAGTATTCACTGCCATTCGAGTTTCAGATGAATGCTGATTTACGCTTGCGTATGGGCAACTACACCGCCCTGAACGCTACCAAGCTAAAAAAGAAGTACGAGGGCTATCATATAATGGACGGAAGGGTACGCAAGGGCACGCTCGAAATACTATCTGCCGAAGGCAATATAGTCTCTGCACAAATAGATTCAGGCTTCGAACAGCTGCCTAATTTCGACAAAAAACTATGCGACCTACCGCTATTGCGCCATCGTGTAGCTGACATATACCAGCACGCTAAGGAGGTATGCCAGCAAAAATACCCTGCGGTAGATTACAACTTCCCTCGCGTGGTGTATCCTAAAGACACCAGCCAAAGAGGGTGGGAACATTATATGGGTTTTATCAATCACTATTTGGGTGATGTGTTTGCGCACTACGAATATAACATTATGCACCCTATGCCTTATTTGCTGTATGTGCTCAAAACAGGCTTCGCTAATGCGGGCTATGAGCTGGCGGGCGATATTCTTACCGATGAAGATTTCAGTCAGCAGGTGTTGTACAGCAATATTCCTTACTACCTCACTACCGCCCAGCAAGAGCATACGCTTACTGCTATTGCCCCCACCTACGAGTTTGCCACAGCGGGTACGTGGCGGTTGGTATGCGATAACCAAACCATAAGCGGCGCGGCTACCTTACGCCTAAAACTTAACAATGTTATCATTCGCGAATTTAGTTTTGAAAAGAGCGATACGCTTAGCTTCACCCAGCTACTCACTATCGATAGCACGCCCCAAACCCTTAGCTTAGAGGTAGAAGGTACGCCACAGCCACAGCTATCAATGAACCTCAATATTGTAGCCCAACACAGCGAAGACGGCAACGTAATTGAGCAAATCATCAACCCTAATATAGTAGACCTCAAACGCGCTGTGCCTGATGTTACTTTTGGCGAATTGGTCAAGACGATTAAGAATTGGAAGAATTACGATATAACCATTGAGGGTAGCAAGCTGTATATGAATCGCATTAGGGTAGAAGAGCGAAGCAATGTAAAGGATTTTAGTCCTTGGGAAGTGCGCGAACCCAAAAAAACATTCCTTACTAAGCAGTCCTACCTTATCAAGTTCCCCGAAATGGACGATAAAGCCTATCAGTTGCCTGTAATACAAGTAACCGACAACAGCTACCAAGTACTGAAGGCAGACGAGGCAAACACACTTACCAATGTTACCGAAGTACAGATAGGAGGCTACTGTTTGCCTCGCGTGATGTATAAAGGGTATTATACAGCCGTAGCGCGCAAGGGGGGCGAACAAACCATTGGGCTGATATGGTATGACGGCTTGCACAACAATCAGAACGATGCAGGATTTCGCAAAGCCCTTACCCCTCCGTTAGTAGCCGAGTATTGGAAAGATTGGTACAAAATGCGCATCGCAGCAGCCCAATATACGTGGAGTTTCATTTGCAATAAAAACCAATTCCGCCACATTGCTTTGCGCGATACTATCCTCGCTTACAAGCAGCGTATGCTCATCAAGAGCCTTAATAAAACCGTGCTCGATAAAGAGCATTACCAAGTAGAAATCACCACAATTGCTATCTGATGTACACCGCTTTCACCTCTTTGAATGTCTTCAATGACGCCCGTCTCAATACCTATCTCGACACTATCTACAGTGCCATAGCCAACACTTTTGGCAAGGAGCAGTTGCCAATCATATGTGGGTCGGTAGCCAAAGTAATGCAAGGCGTGTACTCCGATAATTACCTCGCCAAAGACATCGACTTAGTGATAGAGAGTTGGCAAGTGCACCGCTATTTAGAGCAGCAATTGCCCTTGCTTTTTCCTGCCGATAGGGTAGAGGTACGCCCCGAGCGGGTAATACTCTTTACCTCGTTTATAGCCATTGAGTTTTGGCGACCTACCCTTATCAGTCCTATTGCTTATTATAAAGATATTATAAAATACTATGTCTATTAGAACCTATACCGATCAAGAATGCCACGCCGAATATGCTCCAACCTCCCAAGGAGGAGAAGAGTACGTACGTGATGTCTGTTATCCCGTTGAAAAACCTATCCTCGACTGGGTAGTATCACCTACTGCCATTCTCAAAGAATGGAACCCCTCGCAGCCTATACCCTCTACCGAATTGCTCACTGTGCAATTCCCACAAGTGCACTTGCTTACCGTTTATAAGAAGTATAAGGGCTTTCGTAACTATGCGCGTATTACTACCAATGACTTTGTAGAGCTTATCGCTCCTGACGGGCAAGAATTAGACCGCTTGCCGCTAAAAGCGCAGCTACAATTGCGTTACAACCATTTTAGCCAGCTGCCCGAAAGCGGCGATACACAGCTAAAGATAACCTTAGGCGTTATCGCTACCGAAGAGAAAGGCAGCAGTGTAACCGAAATAGACCTGCCTACCGAACGCAAAGAGGTAGTTATCACCCTGCGCCGTACCCAACAGGGCGGGGCAACTCCCGCCCCCAAACCTGCTGAACGCTTCCTGATGCGAATGACCCTCAACAACGCCACTAAAGAACTCACTGGCGATACCGAGATATTTTTTAGCGTACCTGGAATGGCAATTTATTCACGCAACCGAGAACTTACCATAGGTAAGTTTACCTCCGAAAGATTCTTTAAAGACACTACTTTCAATTTAGGCATCTTTAAAATTGATTTTCGGCATAGGTGGTTCAAAGATTATCTGTATTTTTCACTCTCCGACACCTTTAAAAAAGAAGGACGTGTACCAGGTATAGATATAGATTTCAATATTCCTCAAATCATTAGATTTGATAAGAATATATTTTCATATAATTTACTTCATAATTACACCTTCGACATTGAGCTTACCGTTATCAACGATGCCACAGTCTTTCATATCGACAAAAAGGAATTTAAATACCTACTGAAAACCGATAAGAAAGAGCGTGCCGAGGGTACATTTACCATTAAGAATCCTAACCGACTCACCTTTACCATTAACAATGCCGATTTTTTGGAGGTTACCGAAATCAAAGGCAACGGCGAAGCAGAAGTAGTGGTAAAATTCCGCTCGCAATCGTCCGAACTGATGACGGTAGGCGAGCACAAAGGCTGGCTAAAAGTAACCTCTTCAGCGGGCAGCGAGCAAGTGGTCAATGTAGAGATTAGCGTACAAACCGATGTAGCTTTTGCTACCAAAAACGTGTACTTCTGCCTCGACAAAGACCTCACCCGTGTGCGCCAAACAGCCTCTGAAAGCGAGTTTATCACGGTAGCCCTTACAATGGAGTTCAACGGCTATGGGCGTACTTTTACCTCTACCCAAAACTACGATTATGTTTTCTTTGAGGGCGTGGCAACGATAGATATAGGGCAAGAGGTACAAGACTTTTTCAGAGATATTACCCCTGCTTTAGAAGTGAATACTAAAAAACTGCTTAGCCCTAAAGAGATTTTCAAAGCTACCAAGGTTTTGGCAGTAATAAAGGAAACCAACTTCAAAGGGTCGGTATTCAAAACCCACACCCTTACTGATTTGCACTACCTCCCTGGTAAGAAGCCGAAAGCCTACCCGTATCTTACCCAAAGCCGTTTGCGCTCTACTTACAAGCAGAGCCTTATATCAGTATCGGCACTTACCCAAGAGGTACGCACGCGCTCATTAGGGCAAATAGGCTCTAACCTTATCGACCTTTCCGCTATTCAGGACCCGCTGGGCGTGGCTAATTTCAGTTTCTTGCGCACTACTGCCGATGAAACCTATGGGGCTACAACTATTATCCGTAAGGAAACCCTTAGCCTCGAACCCAAGCCCGAACCCAATGGCACGCCTATCAGTGCGCTATTTCAAAACCAAAACTTCTGTCCCGATTGGTTCAGCTTTGCAGGCGAGTACGAAGCCTTGGTAAGCTATGAGCATACCCTGGCTGACAACGTGCTACTGAGTGAGGACTACAAGGCGCAAGTAAAAACCAAGCGCACTTACAAGCTCAATACAGGTTGGCTCTTTCCTGAAGAGATAGAAGTATTGTGGGAACTTATCAAATCGCCCGTGTGCTTCTTGCGTATTGCAGGCGAGTGGCTGAAGGTAATACCCATTACCCAAAAACCTTTGTCCTTTGATAGCACCCGCAACCTGCATAGCTTTGTAGTCGAATTTCAATTATCATCTAATACCTAACCACTATGTTCAATAATATACAAGAACTCAAGCAATACACCAACGTTTCTAACCGTTTAGATTTTGACCTTCTCAAACCTTATATCGAGGAGGCACTCCGCGTAAAAGTATATCCGTATATACCCAAAGCTGTCGTCACCAGCTTAATCTCCTCTTCAGAGAGCGAGGAGCTCGAACTACTCAAAAAAGCCGTGGCTAACTATGCCGTAGCTTATGCCATTCCCTTCCTCAAAGTAAACTTATCCAATACAGGCGGCAACTACTACAACGATGATAAGACTGAAAAATCGCCTTGGTGGGATTTGCGTGATTTAGGGCTGTCGTCTATTGCGATTGCCGACCGCGCTCTCAACGACTGCATAACCCAGCTTATCGAGCAAGGAAAATTACAGCGCACAAATGGTATCATTGGCAGCGTCAATGAGTTTGAGAAGTTTTTCAGCCTCAATAATTCGTGGGAGGTTTTCACCAAGCTACAACCCGTAATACAATGGGTATGGGAAAGCCTTATCGCTCCTCAACTATGCTCCTGCACCCCCGATGATTTACGACAGTATCCCATTATATGGGAAAAACTTCAGCGCACAACAGTCTTTTTCACCGTTGCCGAAGCTGCCCAAATGCAAAGCTTCTCATTCACCACTACGGCTATCATTCAGCAATGGGAACAGCTGCCCTGGCAGAAAAGCAAACTATTAGAAAGCCACGAAATACACGAGCGTGCGCTACGATTGCAACAGCTCGCACGCCACGAACTCGCACAACTCAAGCGTATCCTCGAAAAAGAAGCTATAGCCTGCTATATACCCTCACCAGCAGCCCAACAAGTAATCCTTATGAAAAGCGGACTCTACTTCTAACGACTAACGACTAACGACTATAATGGAACTTACCAAATTCAGCAAAGACAGCCTTTATCAGCGCATATCCGCCTCCTATATTGACGAGAATTTTCAGTTAGAACCAGCTGAAGAAGCTATCAAAACGCGTTTGCGCCATATACACGGCTTGCGACTATCCAACAAGTATTCTAAGCACCAAGCTATACAGATACACATTCGCGAAATGGGCGTAAGCCAAGCCACTGCCTACCGCGATTACTCTTGGGCTATGCAAATATTTGGCGAACTCGATAAATCGGACATCAATGCCGAGCGGGCTATATTAGCAGATAGTTATTGGCAACTCTACCAAATGGCTTTGAAAGATAGAGATTTAGAACAAGCGCGCAAGGCATTAGACTCCTATTCTCGCCTCTTCAATTTTGACAAAGAAGAAAAAGAAATCAATTTTGAAAAGATTACTGCTAATGAGTACCATATACGTATGAGCCGTAAGAGTGCCAAGATGTTACGCGCTGCCCTTGCTTCGGGGGTAGTAGATTTCAACAGCTTGCCCGCTACCGACACCGAATACGAAGATATAACCGATGAACCCGACGATGAAACCGCTGATTAAACCAGTTAAACAAATCCTCCTCAACCCTATGCAAATGGCTGCCGTATCTGCCAACCGCTATGCAGGTGTAAAACATATCTGCATAGAGGCAGGGCGCGGTACGGGTAAGAGTACCATACTCGGCTGGTTTGTAAAGGAAGCAGTAAAGCAAATGCCACGCGCTACGGGCGTACTGGTAGGGGCTACTTTCGTGCAGATAAAAAGCCGTACCTTTCCCTCTACCAAAGAGGGCTTAGAGATGTTTGGCTTTTACGAAGAGGTAGATTATGTGGTAGGGCGAAGCGGCAAGTCGTTAGGCTTCGAGATGCCTTTTCAAGCCCCCAACTCGTGGAGCAACGTGGTGCACTTCTCCAATGGTTTTATCCTCGTACTCGTCTCCCTCGATGACCCCAACAGCGGACGAGGATTAAACTCTTACATTGTCATTGGAGACGAGGCTGCACTGTTAGAGCACGACAGACTCTTCAACAACGTACTGACAACCAACCGCGCCAAGAAGATAGCCTTTGATAAGGCAAGCCTGCTAAATGCTACTATCTTCACCTCATCGGTTGCCCTTACCAAAACGGGGGAATGGTTCACTGCCCGCGAAAAACTCGCCAAGCAGAAGCCTACCGAGCACCTCTTTATCAAAGCCAATGCCCTGGTAAACCAAGAAAACCTCAAACCTGGGTGGATACAAGAAATGTACGAGCAACGTGTGTCCGACCTACTGTTCAACGCCGAAATAATGAATATTCGCCCTGGGAAGGTGGCAGACGGCTTCTATGCCAAATTGTCAGCCGATAAGCATTACTATAAGTACCAGTACAACACCACCGCACTGCAAGACTTCTCGCAGAGTTTCACCCCCTCCTGCACCTACGACAACGATTTGCTAAGCGGTGTGCCCCTCGAACTCTCGCTCGACTTCGGTGGGCGTATCAATTGCGGTATTGTAGCCCAAGAAAGCAAGGTGGCAAATACTATCAATATCCTCAAAGACTTCTTTGTCAAAAACCCGCTCAAACTGTCAGATTTGATAAAGAAAATCATCGACTACTACGAGCCTCACCGCGCTACCTGCAATAAAATATACCTATACCACGACCGTTCGGGCTTTAAGAGCGAGGCAAACAGCAAAACCACCTTGGCGCAAGATGTCGAGGATATGCTGCGCACAGCAGGCTGGCAGGTGTTCAATCGCACCCCCAACACCAATAACCCAAGCCATATTCTCAAATTCCGCCTTATCAATGAGATATTAGAGGAAAACAACCGCTCCCTGCCCTTTGTACGCCTCAACGAGGACAATTGCCCCAACCTTATCGTATCTATGGAAAACGCTGCTGTCAAGCAGAAAGAAGACGCCTTTGAGAAAGACAAGAGTAGCGAACGCTCCACTACCATACCCCAAGAGCACGCCACCCACCTCTCCGACTGCTTCGACTACCTCCTATGGTGGAAATACGCCTACCTACTCGATAACGCCTACCACGATAGCTTTATCATCACCACGGTTTAAAATAATAAAAAAACAAGAAAAACTTGCAAATTATTTTTTTTGTTTGTACCTTTGCATCGTTAAGTTAAGTGTTGGCGTAAAATCCAGCTATCATTATTTTTTTACAATATAATCCGTGAAGGGGTTGTATAGCCGTAATGCTATACATCAATCTGCTTTCCAGCACTTGACTTAACAGCCCCCACTCACGGAATTTTTATTTTTATATTATTTATTTTTTTGTGCTTTTATTGTCTTATTTATTAAAATAACGTGAGTTCGATGTAAGAAAAGTTATTTTTTATTTGCAAAAAAGGGATAGTTTTAGTAACTTTGTAGCTTGAAAAT